TTTTTAAATTATGGCACTTAGAAAATTGATTCCGCAAATTAATCTGGTTTCTTGTAAATTATCTTCAAAAGATATGCTTGTTACAAAACCGGATTTGGCTATTACGCCTAGTCAAGTCCAAGAATTAACAAATAGAGGTATTTCAGTGAGCTTGCCGAATGCAAAACAATTTTTGGACGGAAATTCTTTAGAAATGGCTAAAAGTTGGGACGTTGACCCTATTTTTAGACGTGATGCAAATATTTGTACTATGTTTGAACTCGAAAGAGATTCTCAAGGTAAGATTATTCGTGCTCATAAAGTTGACCGTAAAAAGTTTGGTGATTAATGTACGGTTTGATTGGTGCGGCAATTGGCGCGATTTCCCAGAATTTTAATACCTCCGAATCCATTGCAGCAAACAAGCAAGAACAACAGTTAAATCGTGATTACAATTTAAACCTTGCAAAGTTGCAAAATCAATGGAATCGTGAACAATGGGAAAGAGAAGCCCAATATAATTCACCTGCTGCGTACCGTGCCCGCCTTGCAGCGGCAGGGATGAATCCGGATTTAGCATACGGTAATGTTAACGGCACTGCCCCTGCTAGTCCCGGTATGACTTCCGGAGAGCCCTCTTCACCTGTTGATTATTCTGCTATTGCCGGAAAACAAACTATTGGCTCGGCTGTCTCCCAGGCTTTGGCGAATGAGCAAGCCCAGGCAAATATAGCTTTGACGCAAGCCCAAAAGAATAAAACGGATGAAGAAGCCGGAAAGACTTCGGAAGAAACGAAAGGTGTTCGTATTGATAACCTGACTAGAGGTGCATCCAATACTCTTGAAATTCAGCTTAAACAAGGAGTTATTAAACTCAATGATTCAGTAAAACAACTGAACGAACAGAATAAGAAGAATTTAGAACAACAGTTGGAGAATCTCAAATTAGAAAGTAATAATCTTGCTGAACAATGGCAGGTTATTCGTGAAACTTGGAGCAATCTAAGAGTAGATAAAGCTTTGAAAATGATTGATTTAAAATTTCGTGAAAAACAGAATGTTGCTACTTTGAAAAAGATGGCTAGCGAAACTAATCTTAATTATGTACAAGCCTCGTCTATGACAAAACGTCTTATGTTGGATATGGCTCTAGGAAAGACGCAAATGAATCTTATGACGCAACAAGCGATTACTGAAGCCCAAAAGCGTGTTAATATGCGTACTGAAGACTGGCTTACTCGTGGTAATATTCGTAACGTCTATTTACAGAACGGACAATTATCTTTTGATTTAAGTCAGTCCGTCAAATGGGATGATACGATGAAAAGTATTGATTGGTGTGAAAAATTCAGCCGTTCAATATTTATGCTTACACAGTCATTCCAATCTGCTGCCTCTGGTGCAATTCCTAAGTCAGGCGGAAACCCGTTCTATCCGCAAGGCACGAATTGGTAAATTTGGGCAGGTTGTTACCTGCCCTTTTTACGATTTATTCGAAAATCGTTGCTCTATAACTTGATAGTTTATAAGCAACTGACACACGTCTGGTTATCAGCATCTTCGATGCAGTTGCGATTTGCTTTAAAGTACTCCTACTGTGAGTAGGTTTGTCCTAAAACCGATTTAGTATGTATAATTTGTATTGTGAACACCCTGTTATTATTCGCCATCCTCGTTTAAAGGATTTGTTACCTGTTTTTGGTTCGTATCGTACTCCTAATGGTTTGTATGATTTAACTCCGTCCCAGTGTCATACGTGGAAATATCGTTTTCCAGAGTGGTTATTTTCCGCTCGTAAATGTGGTGTTACTCTTGATAATATTGATGATTTTCAAATCATTAATCTAAGAACTGGTGAGACTTCTCCGATGTTTATGGCTGTTCCTTGTGGTAAATGTATTCTTTGTCGTGATAAGAAAAAGCGAGAATGGTCTTTCCGTGCTACTTGTGAGAATGTGTTCTCTACTTCAGTTCCTATTTTTGTGACTCTTACTTACAATAATAAACACCTCCCTAAACATGGTGTATTTAAAGAAGAGGTACAGTTATTCATGAAACGTCTCCGCATTCGTTTAGATCGTCTAGGTTATAAACATCAGATAAGATATTTCTTTTGTTCTGAATATGGTTCTAAGTCTGGTAGACCTCATTATCATGCTATTTTCTGGAACTTTCCTCGTAATGGTGCATTAGCTAATATTTGGAATGTTGTCAAGTTGATTGAAAAGGCTTGGTCTTATAATGGTGAACCCCTCGGATTTGCTTATGCTGTTCCCTGTGATAAAGGTGCTATTGGTTATGTGATGAAATATATGAGTAAAATTCCTCGTATTCCTGACAATATGAATAATGTGTTTTTCCTCTCATCTCGCAAAGATGGAGGAATAGGTGCTGCTTATGCTCGTCGTCTGATGCCTTTTTATCGTGCTAATCCTCAATGTCTAGATATAACTGTTTGTGACCCTTATAGCGGCATGTCTACTACTGTTACTTTACCGGAATATTTTAAGCGTTTGTATTATCCTGCTAATTCTAGTGTATTATCCAAAGAAGTTCGTGACGCCTTTAAAAAGTTGTGTGATTGTATATCTGATAGGTATACTATTCATTGTGCAGGAAATTATACTGATAAGTTACGTTTTTCTGATATTGAGAAGAAAGTGCTCCGCAAGTATTCGTTTTTAAGTCCTAAGATTTGTAAATATCCTATTGGTAAAAAGATGGATTATTATACCCAAATTCCTTGGCAGGCTCTCGATGATATATATGTTGCTAATGAGTGTGAAATAGCTTCTCTTTGTAGGTTTCTTATGCTTGAAAGTATTGATACGACTTGGCTTGAAATTCGTGATGAAATTTTACAAAAAAGACAACGTGCTTTAGATGTACGTTTTTCTAATATGCAACCTATTAATATAAATGATGTTAAATACAGGAAATTAAATGCTCTAAAACTTGCAGAATTAAGAGAAAAGATTTAAATTTGTAGTGTTAATAATAAAAGATACTAGATTATGAAAGAGCAGAATTTGCAAAATTTTATGATTTTTTGGGAGAATGAGCATGATTACGGTTACTCTCCTATTGAGGCTTCAGATTTTAATGACGCTATGCGTACTTCTCGTGAATTCTGTAAAAGAACTAACCGCAAATTATTTGGTGTATGTTTGTCTTACTTATTAGATTTTTTTCTATCATGACTAAACCTATATGTTATAACTGGATTTTACGTATTGTTGACCAAAACGGTGAACGGTATGAGAGTAGAATGGATTATACGCTAGCTAATATGCGTAAATGCTTGAATTTTTGGCGCTCTAAGCCTGGTGTTTTGAGTGTTTCTGCTTATAGACAATTTGTTAATCTTTAATGTTTTTCCAATGTCTAGCTTTATTTTATTTGGCTTAACTATCCTGCTTTTAGTAGGTGTTGGTATGATATATTACGGTATGTTTAATGACTAATGTTCCACGTGAAACAATGGAAGAAAAGAGACTAATTACAGTAACTTGTAAGATTCTTACAAAAGTTACATTGCAACCCATTTGTGAATTGAACTTCGGTTCTGTTCAACGTCCTTCGCAATTTGAAAAGTTGCGCGCCTCTCTTGTAGAAAACAATCCTAAATTTGTTTTTCTAGCTAAGTATGAAGAAGAATTTCCTAATTTATTTCCTGCTGAAAATGAAAGTGACTCCAAATCAGTGGATTGAGATTGTTAAACTAATCTCTACATTTGTAATTGGTATTATTACTACCTTGTTTGTACAAAGTTGTACTTTGTCTCTTAGCGTTGCTAAGAATAATAATAACGCTACACAGAAAACCGAACAAACTTCGACCTCTAGTGTAGATAGTACTCACGTTAATTTATATCATTAATTATGGCTAATGGTGCTTTTGATGCTACTTTAGATGTTAACAACGAGATTAAGGTTAATAATTTTGATTGGTCTCATGCTAATAATTTGACTACCCAGATTGGTCGTGTTACTCCGGTGTTTTGTGAACTTGTTCCGGCTCATGGTTCGGTAAGAATCAATCCCCGATTTGGTTTGCAATTTATGCCTATGGTATTTCCTATTCAGACCCGTTTGCGTGCTCGTATGATGTTTTTTAAATATCCTCTTCGTGCCCTCTGGGATGGTTATCGAGATTTTGTAGGTAATTTCCGTGAGGATTTGGAAGAGCCCTATTTAGATTTTAGTTCTGAATATTCTATTCAAAAGATGATTTCTACTGGTTCTCTTGGTGATTATCTAGGATTGCCTACTACTTTAGTTGGTGATTTTGGTGCAGGTACTGATATGGGTACCCCTGCATTAACTATTGCAGGTGTTAAAGGTAATCAATTTGGCGGCTCTCCTGATTTTACTTATTTGAGTGGTATTCCCGTTATGGATGTTTCATCGTTACATCAGTTTGAGGCGTTGTCTCCTGTTTCTGAAACTACAACTTTTGGTTCTACTTATACAGTTCCGTCTCCTTCTACTGCATCTAGTAGTAATACTGTTTTATTCTTGCCTACTATCTCATTTAACTTTACGACTGATGATGGTCCTGTAACTACTAGTTCTATTGTTACTATTTCGTTGCCTGTTCAACCCGGTAAAGTTAGCCCGTCTGATTTTTCATCGTTTGCTACTCATGCTGCTGCATTTGTGATAGCCAATTCAAAAAAGGATGTTATGACTTATTTAGGTTGTACTCAAAAAGACGGTTCTATTCATTTGTCTTATGGTTTTCCTCGGTCTATAATAGATTTGAAAGTAGAAGGTTTTCAAATTAATTTATATTTGAATATTTTATCCTCTTTCGGTCGTCGTATTGCTGGCAATAATACTGCTTGGGATTCATCTCTCACACCTCTAGGTTTGTTGTTGACTCATGGTTCTTACAGTGATGGTATTCAAAATAAAGGTTTTACTTGGACTATGGCAAATGTTATGGCAGGAAGTGTATCTACTATTAAAGGTACTTATAAGCTAAACAATAATAGTCCTGTCGATTTGACTCTTGCTACTTCTCCGTATTATAATAGTAATTCGGCTAATAAGGATAAACAGATTAAAATTTCTGCTTATTCATTCCGCGCTTATGAGGGTATTTTTAACGCTTACATTCGTGATAATCGTAACAACCCTTATTATGTTAACGGACAAGTTCAGTATAACAAATGGATTCCATCTTATGATGGTGGCGCAGACCGGAATATTTATGAATTGCGTTATGCTAATTGGGAAAAAGACTTCCTTACTACTGCTGTTCAATCTCCGCAGCAAGGTACTGCACCTCTTGCAGGTATTACTACTTATACAGAAACGGTTGAAACAACATCTGACGACGGCACATCTGTTACTAGAGAGTTATCCCGTATTGCTTTGGTCGATGAAGATGGCAAGAGATATCAGGTTTCATTTGATTCTGATTCCGAGGGTTTAAAAGGTGTATCTTATGTTGAACTTGATAATGAAGTTAAACTTCGTCAACCTCGTAACCTGATAGATGTTGCAACGTCTGGTATTTCAATCAATGATTTGCGTAATGTAAACGCATACCAAAAGTTTTTGGAGTTGAACATGCGCAAAGGTTATTCTTATCGTGATATTATTGAGGGTCGTTTTAACGTTAAGGTTCGCTATGATGAATTGTTGATGCCCGAATTTTTTGGCGGCTTTTCTCGTGATATTGAGATGCATTCTATTAGCCAGACTGTAGACCAAGATTTAGATGGCTCACAGACTTATGCAAAGGCGTTAGGTTCTCAATCAGGTATTGCAGGTGTCCGTGGTGATTCTGGAAGAGCTTTAGAATGTTTCTGTGATGAAGAAAGTATTGTTATGGGTATTATGATTGTTACACCGTTGCCAGTGTATACACAGTTGTTGCCTAAACACTTCACTTATCGAGGTTTGTTAGACCATTATCAGCCGGAGTTCAATCATATAGGATTCCAACCTATTTTATACAAAGAGGTTTGTCCGGTGCAGGCTTATAACCATAGTCCTGAAGCTTTGTCCGATGTATTTGGCTATAACCGACCGTGGTACGAGTATGTGCAAAAGTATGACCAGGCGCACGGATTATTCCGTACAAACTTGTCAAATTTCTTGATGCATCGTGTTTTTAATGAGAAACCGCAACTTGCTCAATCATTTTTAGTTATTGACCCGACTCAAGTAACCGACGTGTTTGCAGTGACGAAAGCGGACGACGGTACAGAGCTTACAGATAAGATATACGGTCAAATCTGGTTCGACTGTACGGCGAAGTTGCCGATAAGCCGTGTAGCTATACCACGCCTTGACTAGAAAATAGTTTTTCTTTTGTTTTTCCGACAATGCCTAAACTGCGCACTTTAGCCGGATTGCGTCAAGGGTTATTGTAGTAAAATATGTTAAATGCGCGCGTGCGTTTCGCGCGTGCGTATTTAATAGATTTTAGTACAATGTTCATTGACCTTTCCGGATAAAGTACCTATCTTTGCATTATCGTAAAAATTAAAGGGAAAGTATTTTCCCTCTGCGTGAAACGCAAATTAATAGCAACTTTGTTGCGTGCGTCAGGGATTGAAGCGAAAATCCTCGAAGAGATTGTAGCGGAAAGCCCGCCCGGACGCCCAAATTATAAACCTTTAAATTTTTAAATTATGGCACTTAGAAAATTGATTCCGCAAATTAATCTGGTTTCTTGGTGTGAGTCGGTTTCGGAAAGACGATC